TATCAAATTTTTGGTGATGTAACATCAACAACTGCACCAGCGTTTGCTGATCAGTAAAACTAATAATGTGGGGCTAGAAACGGCCCCACAGTTCTTGATTAAGGAGGGAACATGGCAGACACAGTAACAGGACCAACAATTGTACAAGAGAATGATAAAAGAGTTACAATCAAAATTGTTGTTCAATCAGACGGAACAGGAAGCACAACTGTATTTGGAGACGTATCAGCATTAAATGCTAGAAACGACGGCACAGCTGTAGCACACCTTGGATTACAAAGAGTATGGTGGTCATGCGCTAATGGCGATGGCGGCGATGCTTTTGCTCGTTTAGATGAAGAAGATTCAGACGGAGACATTCCAATAATAACTTTAATTGACTCAGGCTACTGGGACTTTAGAGAGTTTGGTGGTATACCAGCTGATCAATCTTCTAACAGTAATCAAAGTGATGTTAATTTTGTTGTACCAGGTGCAGCAGATTCCGGTAATACATATACTTGCGTAGCTGAATTTCAAAAGATATATTAGAGGTTAAATGGGTACGGCTTATTCAGGCACACAGACCTTCAACCTCTCAGTAGAAGAAATTATTGAAGAGGCATTTGAAAGATGTCAGTTAGAGACTAGAACTGGTTATGATTTAAAAACAGCCAGAAGGTCTCTTAATTTGATGTTAGCAGAGTGGGCAAATCGTGGTTTAAACTTATGGACCATTACATATGCAACACAGACGCTGACTGCTGGCACAAACTTCTACTCCATAGATCAAAAAACTGTAGACATAATTGATGCTGTCATTACAACGACAGCAGGTGCAACTTCTAATTTAGAAGGTGATAGTAGCACAACAGATGTTACTATGAATAAAATATCTAGAACAGAATACATAAACTTAAGTAAAAAAGAAAATTCATCTAGTGGTGACGCAAGGCCTACGCAGTTTGCTTTAGTGCCTGGTACAGTCACAACAGGTGGATCTACTAGCAGTGGCAGACCAGCAAATGATCTAACATTGTTTTTGTATCCTAGCCCAGACAAAGCATACATATTCAAATATTTTTATTTAGCGAGAATAGAAGATGCAGGTAATTACACTAACAATGTAGATGTACCTTTCTACTTTCTTCCTTGTTTGACTGCTGGTTTGGCATACTATATAAGTTTGAAAAGAGCGCCAATGTTAAGTGCAAACTTAAAAGCGGTGTACGATGAAGAGTTTAAACGTGCTAGTGAAAACGATAGAGAAAGAGTTTCTTTTAGAGTTGAACCGGCAAGGGCATACACACCATAGGAGGTTATATGCCAATATGTGAAAAATGTAATCATGAATGCCATTGTAGCAACAGCGGAGCTTGTTGTGGTGGACAATGTGAGTGTTGTGATTGTGTTTGTAAAAAGGAGGACGAATGAGTAACCCAAGATATAACAGTTTAGCAAACAGCAGAGAAGCGGGTAGAGAGAAACTTGGTTCTTACGGTAGAGGTCAAAACAATGCACCTACTGCTGTAGAAGCTGGTGCTGTAACTACAAAAGGTGTTGCACCTGCAAAAGGTAAAGCACAAGATATTACCCCTGAAGGAGTAAAAGCTCAAGCCACTTCTGGCAAAGGTCAAACTCAAGACGGTAAAGTGTCTGGTACAAAAATGGGTATGGGTGCTGCTGTAAAAGGTGGCGGATATACCTGGAGCTAATAGATGTCATACGCAACTGGTAAATACGCAAAATTTATTTCTGACCGTAGTGGTATGGAGTATCCATACACAGAGATGGTTGTAGAATGGAACGGCGCACGTGTGCACACAAGTGAGTTTGAACCTAAGACACCACAGGACAGACCTAACAAGCATTCACCAGATGCAGAGTCATTACAGTTTCCAAGACCAGCAAGAGAAGAACCAGCAACAGAAAGATTGTTGCCTTTAAATCCTTTTAAACTTACAGCGTCTAGCACCACGGTATCAGTCTTTGAACCAGGACATCGTAGATCTACAGGCGACACAGTTAGGTTTAGAACTGTATCTGATAATTTGTTTGGTGCATCTAAATCAGAAATAGAAGTATCATCAGGATTTAGCATAACAAAAACAGATGATGATTTTTATACTTTTACTGTTACCACAGCACCTTCAACAACAGGAAGTGCAGGTGGTGAGTTTGTATCTTCTGGTCCAGTGACGGTGAGTAACTAATGACTACATTTTCAGAACTAACACAACAGATACTAGATTATACAGAGACTAGCAGTGATGTTCTAACGTCTACAATTACAAACGATTTTATTGAGCACACAGAAAATAGAATACTAAAAGAAGCTGACCTTGATGTTTTTAAATCACATCAATCGGTTACACTTGTTGCCAGTAATCCTTTCTTATCATTACCTGGTGGTAGTTCACCAGATCCTACATCACTTGCTACTATAAGAACTATACATATTTTTCCTGCATCAGGAACACCTACAAGAGATTTTTTAGAGCATCGTGACCTTAGTTACATGAACGAGTATTGGCCAGACAGAACTGCTACTGACACTCCTAGATACTGGTCTTGGTGGGATCACAATACAGTATATCTTGCACCAACACCTGATTTAGCATATAACGTAGAATTAGGAATCACTAGATTACCTACAAGATTATCTACTACTAACACAACTTCGTGGTTGAGTACTAACGCACCCATGGCTTTGTTGTACGGATGTCTTGCAGAAGCCTTCAAGTTTTTGAAGGGACCAGCTGAAATGCTGCAACTATACGAACAATCTTATCAACGTGCTATGCAAGAACTAATAGTTGAACAAACTGGTAGGCATAGACGAGATGAGTACACGCATGGCGAATTAAAGTTTCCTATGCAATCTGTTAAAACAAATACTAGAGGAGAATAAACATGGCAATAACACAAGCTGTCTGCACAAGTTTCAAACAAGAGTTACTTCAGGGCACACACAATTTCACTGCTTCATCAGGTGATACTTTTAAAATTGCATTGTACACAAGTTCTGCTTCTTTAGGTGCTTCAACCACTGCTTTTACTACATCTAACGAGGTATCTGATTCAGGTTCTTATTCGTCAGGTGGAGGTACATTGACTAGTGTTACACCAACAACTTCAGGTACTACTGCTATTTGTGATTTTTCTGACATATCTTTTACGTCAGCCACTATCACTGCAAGAGGAGCTTTAATATACAATAGCTCTGATTCTAACAAAGCAGTTGCTGTATTAGATTTTGGTGGAGATAAAACATCTACAAGCGGAACATTTACAATTCAGTTTCCTACAGCTGATGCTAGTAACGCTATATTGAGATTAGCGTAGGAGATATAGATGGCATTAGTCATTAATGATCGTGTAAAAGAAACAACCACTACGACTGGCACAGGAGCTGTCGCTCTTGCTGGTGCCGTAACTGGTTTTGAAACTTTTGCTGCTGGAGTAGGTAATTCTAATACAACGTATTATTGTATTGCTCATCAAACAGCTGCAGAATTTGAAGTTGGTCTTGGTACATTGGATGGTGATAGTTCTGATCTTACACGTACAACCGTAATATCTTCTTCTAATAGTGATAGCGCTGTTGATTTTGCAGCAGGCACAAAAGATGTTTTCTGTACACTACCAGCTAGTAAATTAATATTTGAAGACGGAAGTAACAACGTTGCTTTTGCTGGTGCTGTAACAGGAATCACAAACCTCACTGCATCTGGTGAATTAGATGCAGCGACATTAGATATTTCTGGTGATGCTGATATTGATGGCACTCTCGAGGCAGATGCAATTACTATAAACGGAGCAACTTTAGCAGAAACAGTTACAGATCTTGTTGGCGGTATGGTTAGCTCTAACACTGAAACAGGCATAACTGTAACTTTTCAAGACGCAGACAATACTTTAGATTTTGCTCTTGGTGCAGCACAAACAACAATTACATCTTTACTTGCAACAGATATAAAAATTGGTGAAGATGACGAAACAAAAATAGATTTTGAAACTGCAGATACAATTAATTTTTATGCAGGAAATGAAAAACAATTAATACTTACAGATGGTGCTTTGACACCTGGTGCTGATAACATACTAGATCTTGGTAGTAGCAGTGTAGAATTTAAAGATGCATTTTTTGATGGCACTGTAACCGCAGATGCTTTTGCAGGGCCTTTAACAGGTGATGTAACTGGTAATGTATCTGGAACTGCAGCTACGGTAACTGGTGCGGCTCAATCAAACATTACTTCTCTTGGAACACTAACAACACTTACTGTTGACAATGTAATTGTTAACGGAACAACCATCGGTCACACAGATGATACAGATTTAATTACTTTGGCAGATGGTGTTGCAACTGTAGCTGGTGAAATATCTGTCACTACATTAGACATTGGCGGAACCAATGTAGCAGCAACTGCTGCTGAATTAAATATTATGGATGGTGGCACTGCAGCTTCGTCTACGACCTTAGTAGATGCTGACAGGGTAGTAACAAATGATAATGGTACGATGAAGCAAGTAGCTTTGTCAGATGTAAAAACATATTTAACAAGTGCAGGGTTCTCATCGGAAGATCCCACTGCCCTTGCAATTGCGCTTGGTTAGGAATATAATAGGAGGATAAATGGCTAA